CTTGACCGAGCAATTCGAGCCGCGGGTGATGGCGCTGCTCGACAGCGCGCCGTCTCTCGCCGGCAAGGTCTCGCGCGGCAAGCGCATGACAAAGACGCGCAAGATGATCGCCGGGGTTTCGTTCCGCCTCGCGCATGCCGGGTCATCCGCTGCGCTCAAGAGCGATCCGGCGGCGCTGGCGCTGGTCGATGAATATGACGAGATGCTGGCGAACATCCGCGGGCAAGGTGACCCACTCGGCCTCGTCGAACGCCGCGGCGACACTTATCCCGATTTCGTTGCCGTCGTCACATCAACCTGCAAGCGCGGCACGGTGCAATCGGTGCGTGACGACAAAAGCGGATTGGATTTCTGGGCGCCGGCGCCGACCGAGGATGTGCGCGAGTCACCCATTTGGGCGCTGTGGCAGGAAGGCACTCGCCATCATTGGGCGTGGCCCTGCCCGCACTGCGCCGAATACTTCATTCCGCGTTTCGACGTGCTGCGCTTTCCTGAACACGCGACGCCGATGGAGGCGGCCAAGGGCGCCTTCATCGAGTGCCCGCATTGCGGCGGCGTCATCGAGGACGCACACAAGCAGGACATGAACGACCGCGGGCGCTACGTGGCGCCGGGCCAAATGATCGGCCCCGACGGCATCGTGCGCGGCGATCCGCCCGACACCAGCACGGTGTCGTTTTGGGTGTCTGGCCTCGCCTCGCCTTTCGTCTCCATCGGCGACCGCGTGCGGTCGTATTTGGAAGCGGTGGCTATGGCGGATGACGCCATGATCCAGACCGCCATGAACGCCGGCTTCGGCGAACTCTACTCCCCCGGCGGGCGCGATATTCGCGAATGGCAAGAAGTCGCGACGCGACGCCAGCCGCATCGCTTTGGTGAGGTGCCCTTGGCCGCCGTCAAGCTGTCCGCGGCGGTCGACGTATCAGCTAACGGCTTTTGGTACTCAATCCGCGGCTGGGGCGAACGCGCATCGTCATGGCAGATCGAGAGCGGCGAACTTGCCGGCTTCACCAACGAGCCGGAAATCTGGAACGATCTCGCCAACGTGTTGCTGGAAAGCTATGGCGGCATGCCGATCTCGCTGGTGTTGATCGACAGCGGCTTCCGGCCCAACAAGCCGAGCGAAGGGCCGACCAACGTCGTCTACGATTTTTGCCGGCGCTTCCGCCGCTTCGTGCGGCCCACCAAAGGCTACGACCGTTTGTCCGCGCCCATCTTGCGCGGCAAAGCCAAGGTCACCGTGCCCGGCAACAAGCTGCCGGTGACGTTGGAGCTGGTCCGGCTCGATACCGACTATTGGAAATCGCGCCTGCACGAGCGGTTGTCCTGGCCCGAGGATCAGCCCGGCGGCTTCATGCTCTCGGCTGATGCAACGGACGACTATTGCCGCCAGCTTGTCTCTGAGGTGCGCAAGGTCACCCCGAGCGGTCGGCCGCAATGGGTCAGGATCAGCCGGCGCAACCATTACCTCGATTGCGAGGCGATGAATGAAGCGGCCGGGCATTTGCTCGCCGCGCAGAAAATCCCCGTGGGCACCCGCCGCACCGTCGAGGGCGCCCACCACGACGCGGCACCCCCGCCGCTTCCGACACCGGGCGGATTCGATCCGCGCAAGATGATGGCGTCGTTCGCGGCGCGATTGAACAAACACGTTTGAAAGAGGCATGGCGACCGTGGCAACCCGCGTGAAGAAGCAGACGACCGTGAAGCGCCCGACGCCCGCGGGCGTGGCGACGGTGGCTCGGCCGAACGCCGGCTTCATGCGCAATGAATTCCTGGCGAACTGGCGCCCGGCATTGCGCGAAGCCAACGACGACGTGCGCTCGGCCTGGGTGACCGCGGCGTCGCGCACCGTCGACATGATCCAGAATTCCGGTTGGATTGCCGGCGCCGTCGACCAGACCATCGCCTACACCACGGGCGCCGGCTTGCGGCTTGCCTGCAAGCCCGACGCGGCGGCGCTCGGTTGGACCGCGGACGAAGCGCAGGCGTGGGCACAGCACGTCGAACGGCGGTGGGAAGCGTGGGCCAATCGGCCCATCGAGTGCGACATCGAAGGCAAATCATCAATCGGCAAGATGCAAGCGCAGGCGTTGCGCAGTTTTTTCGCCTACGGCGAGGTTCTGGCGACGCTGCCCTATCTGCGGCGCGCGCCTGGCGGACAGTACGGCACCAAGGTGCAAATGCTGCCGCCCTTGCGCTTGGTCCAGGACACGGCCACGCCGAGCATGGTGCAGGGAGTCATCCGCGACACCACGGGCTACCCGCTCGCCTATCGCATCAAGGCACCGCCAGACAGCCTCACGGTCCCGCAGTATCGCGACATCCCCGCGCGCGATCCCTTCGGCCGCGCGCTCGTAGTCCACATCTTCGACGGCCAGCCCGGTCAAGTCCGCGGCATTCCTCCGATCACGCCGGCCCTCCGCGTGTGGCGCCAGTACGACCAGCTCGCCGACGCGACGCTGACCACCTCGCTGATTCAGACCATTTTCGCGGCCACCGTCAAAAGCCCGGAACCGACCGAGGAAATCTTACAGGCGTTCCAAGACCTCGTTGAACAGCAGGCGACCAAGGACGGCGGTGGCCACATCCCCACGCCGTTTGAGTCCATGCTGCTGATGCGGCAGGGCTGGTACGACCAGACGCAAATCGACCTGGGGCGCCACGGCAAAATCGCCCACCTTGCGCCCGGCGATGAACTGACCTTCCACGGCAGTCAGCACCCAAACGCGACCTACGACACGTTCGCCAAGTTCCTGCTGCGCGAAATCGCGCGCTGCCTGGGGCTGACTTACGAGGATTTCACAGGCGACTACACGCAGGCGACCTATTCGTCGGTGCGCATGGCTACGTCCGCCATGTGGATGATTACGATTTACCGGCGCGTCAACATCATCGCGCCGTTCCTCAATCCGATCTTTGAGGCGTGGCTAGAGGAAGACATCGAACACGGATGGACTCCTTTCCCCGGCGGGGTCGACGCCTTCATGGCTAACCGCGCCGCCGCCGCGCGCACGCACTGGCGTGGGCCGGCGAAGCCGCAGGCCGATGACCTGAAATTCGCCAACGCGGTCAAAACGCTTCGCGAGATGGGCGTGATCACCGACGAATGGATTTGTGCCGAACTGGGTGACGATTGGGAGGATGTTTACGAGCAGCGCCAGCGCGAAATGCAAAAGCGCAAGGCGCTGGGCTTACCCGACGCCGCGGCAAGGCCCAGCCCGACGCCGGCACCGCCGACCGGCTTGGAAGATGACCCGCCGGCCGACACCGCGGACACCCCGCCGAACAGGACTAACACCAATGGCTGATGATCCGTGCGCCACACTCGCCGCATTGCAGGCCGCAAAGATCAATCTTTTGACCGGCCAGAATGCCCAGATGGTCCGCATTGAGAACTTCCAGGTGAATTACCAAGCGGTCGACATGGCGGCGCTCGACAGCGCAATCCTGAAATATGACGCGCTCTGCGCCAAAAGCCAAAGCCAGAAGCCCCGACGCTATGCCATCCGTGCTGGCGCCGTGGGTCGTCGCTGCTGGTAGCGGCAGCGCCATCACCATCGTTAACAACCCCGGTCCGAAAGCCGGGGTTTTTTATTGGACACGCCCATGAACTTCCTCGCTCGCATTGCCGACCGCGTGATCGGCCGGCCGTTGTTGCTGCATCCGGCAAAGGCCGAATTGATCGCTTCGGCTCTTGGCGAGCGCATCGGCATCGAGTCCATCTTCGATCCCAACGCGGTGCGCGGTGAATTGCTCGGCGGCTTGGCCGCACCGCTGAAAGACCGCCCGGCAGCCAACCGGCTCGTGGGCGCGCCGGTCGTTTCCGGCCGCTCCGTCCTTTACACCGTCGCCGATGGCGTCGCCGTGATTCCGGTTGTCGGCTCGCTGGTAAACCGGGGCGTGGCCATCGGCGAAGATGCTTCCGGCTTCACCTCATATGAAAGCCTGGGGCTACAGCTTCGCGCGGCGCTTGCCGACCCGGCGGTGCAGTCAATCCTGCTCGACATCGACAGCGCGGGTGGCGAGGCCAGCGGCATGTTCGCACTGACGCAGGCCATCCGCGCCGCGCGCGCGCAAAAGCCGGTCACCGCGGTGGTCGACGATATGGCCGCATCGGCCGCCTACGGCATCGCATCGTCGGCTACCGATATCGTCGTCTCGACCACATCGATTAGCGGCTCAATTGGCGTGGTGCTCATGCATCTCGACCAATCACAAGAACTGGAAATGAAGGGCCGCAAGCCAACGATGATCTTTGCCGGTGCGCACAAGGTCGACGGCAACCCATTTGGTCCGCTGTCCGAAACTGTGCGCGCCGATCTCCAGCGCGAAGTCAACACGTTCTATGCGCGCTTTATCGAGCAGGTCGCCGCCGGCCGGCCGAAGCTCACCACAGACAGCATCCGCGGCACCGAAGCCCGCATCTACATCGGCTCTGAGGCCATCGATGTCGGGCTCGCCGACCGCGTTGGCACTTTCGACGAAACGCTTGCGCGCCTCGCATCCGCGGTTCGCGCCAAAACCCAAGTAGGAGGACCGCTAATGTCTACCGCCCCGAACACCGACATGATCGCCCGCGCCGACCACGACACGGCCATCGCTTCCGCCCGCGCCGAAGGTGAAACCGCCGGCCGCACGCAGGCCGTCGCGCGCATCCGCGCCATTCTCACCAGCCCCGAGGCCGAAGGCCGCTCGGCACAGGCGCTCGTGTTCGCGCTCGACACCGACATGACGCCAGAGATTGCGGCGAAAGCACTCGGCGCCTCGCCGGCCGTCACCGCAGGCGTGCCGCCGCTCGAAACCCGCAGCAACCCGGCGCAGATCGGAACCGTCCCGCCGAAAAACCCGCATGCCGACCTGGGCGCGTCCTGGGACCGCTCGCTGAAACGCGCAGGCGCGAAGCTGCCGAATTGATCGCCCGGCGCGCGCTCACATCAATGGAGGATTGAACTATGTCTATCGCGTTCACTGAGGGCTTTCACCCCGCCGACTTCGTTATCTGCGAAGGCAATTGCCACCTGTCGCGCGACAACGTGACGGTTGCGGAATCGCAGACCATCAAGCCCGGCACCATCATCGTCACGGGCGCGGGCGGCTATGTCGCCTATGCCGCGGGCGGTGCGGCGCCTGATCCGACGACTGACATCGGCATCGCGCTGTATGGCGCAACGACCGCAGCCGGCGAAACGGCGAAAATCTCGGCTATCAAGCGCGAGGCCGAAGTCAACGCCGGCATGATCCAATGGCCCGCCGGCATCACCGCGCCGCAGAAGCTCGCCGCTGCCGCGCTGCTGGCGGCCAACATGGTCATCGTGCGCGGCCTTTGATCGCGTGACCTGACGCGCGGGCGCTCAAGCCGCCCGCCCCTCCCCGACAACCAGAACCTACCCAAACCGGCCCCGCCAAAGCGGGCTCGGCGGCTTTGCTTTGGAGATTCGAAATGCTGGACATCTTCCACCAAGACGCCTTTGGCGTCGTCAACCTCACCGACGCGA